TAACATCGTCAGTGAAGACTGCACTATCTGCTTGAATAAAACGTGCGTCTGCTTCTGTTTCGGTAAAATACCGGTCATCATGGGTATGACTGTCATCTGCGACTGTTGCAGTTAGAGTAACATTGTCACTACCATCAATGCTGACACTGCCACTTAGGTCACCTCCCAAGGTAATTGTTCTTGCTGTGGTCCATTTCGTTGCTGTTCCGGCATTACCTGTAGTAGCTAGACCAATCGTTCCTGTTGCTGGAAGTAAATCTAAGTCAAGCTTAATGTTTGCACCAGTAATCTCCCCGGCAGTATTCCCATTGGGACTGGTCACTCTCAGGTACTTTGTGCCTTTCTTAATATCAATACTGGAATGATTAGCCGAAGTTTCGATCTTCCAAGTATCAGTGTTATTTTCTCGAAACACGATCTTGCCTGCTACACCAGTCGCTTGATCTAAAAATACATTTCCATCGCCATCGCCGGTGACAACTAATTTTGAGTTTACAGTAATAGTATTAGCACTATTACCTGTAACCTTTTCTATAGTGTTAGTGTTTATCTTTCCAGTTGCAGTGATGTCTCCAGTAATTTTAACGTTTCCCGAATTAGTTTCACTGTTCCCTATAGTGACAACATCACCAAGAACGCCGATGATATCATTCGTTCTGGTTTTCCATACACCGAAAGTATTTTGATTAGTTATCTGTGTTAGTGTTCTACTCATTGGTTATCTCTTTGCATGTTTTTTGTAGTGTTAGTACTACTAATTCTAGATTATTTAGTCGAGCTTCCAGAGACTTAATCGTTTTAGTCTGCTCAATTCTTGCCTTAGCTGATCTAAAGGCTGATAAATCCTTGCTGACAACTCCAGCTTCTCTTCTGATGTATACTTCGTCTATCATGTCAGTGCAATCGCTCTATAGTCGTAAATGTGTGCAAAAATGTTTTCTGCTGTTGAAAGAGGCAATGCTGAATTTAATGGATCTTTTAAATCGAGAGTATTGATTTCACTAGTAGTCGCATGTCTAATCTCAAACTTTAATTGAAAACTGCTATAGTCCTTACTCGCATTGCTTAACTCTGTAAGATCATATTGGAACTCTCTATAGTCTGAAGTGTTTGATTGATTAGAGTACATATCTTCGTTAGAGTTTACCAACTTAATCCAATCACTTTGAACCTCAGCATCAGTGAGATACACAAGTCTAGCATACACATCTACAAATGTACCAGCCGGTCTGTATGCACTTAAGTATACTCTAAGTCCCCTAGCGTCTATCTCTTCTTGCAGAATAACTTCTTTAGTTACCCAACTCGAAGTTGATGCACTAGAATCTGAAATTTTATATTTATAGACGTTTAGTATAGACAGATCAGGATCAACAATAGGAGTTGCTGCCTGATATCCACTATTACTCATATTGACTCTAATCTTGAAGTCATCTGTAGGAGCACTATCGGTAACAACAATATTCGATGTGCTATTAATAACACGTAACTTATTCGTATTGTATACATTACCGTTGTATGGTATTTTTTTATCTATTCCCTGATCATCGTATAGAACTAACTCTGTTGAAGTTCTAGCAGTATTACTCACTAGAATTTGAGGCTGAAAGTATGATACGGGCTCATTATCTACTGAAGCAATGGTTGTCACTGTACCTGTTCTATATCCAGTTAGTATTTCTCCCGCCGCAAATATATTACCTCTTTTAGCAGAACTCTTCCGCAAGAACACTCTATCGTTTCTTCTTTTGTTAAAGTATGATATTCTACCAGCAACTGCAAGTGTCGCTGTAGTACCTGTATTGCTATTTGTAGAGTTGTATGCCGTGCGAATAGTAATCTCATTTCCTGAATTATTAACCGATTCAACTTCAGATAAGAATACGTTATTACCACTCTCAAGTAATATATAATCGCCTATAGCAAATACGCTTGATCCTTGAATCGTAACAGTACGATTATTAACTCCACAATCGTATGAAATATTCTTTTTAACATATGCTAGTTCATCGATTCTAAAGCCTCCAGTTGTGTTGTTAACTGTAAGAAATTCTACGTCATTAGGAGATAAGTCAACCCAACCTGGACCTGCTTGATGTTGATATCTCTTCAGTGTAAACTTAATGTCTTCATCTTGATAAGATTTCCAAGCACTATCGTTTGTAGATGTAAACAGAACTCCATCACCCCAATCGTTAGTTATTGATGCGCCTGTTGTTAAATCATTGCCGCCAACCTTAGATGTAAATACTAAGAAATCTGGCGAGTTAGCATCCGGAATAATAACAAAACAATATTCTTTGTTAGTATTAAGTTTCACTGGATTTTTAAATTCGAATGAAGTAACTACTGAGCCGTTATCAGACGTATTAATTTGACTAGGGCGTAAATGCTTTGTTCCGAAAGGAAGAGTAGCCGAAGATGGATACCCATTCACAACTTCCCTCAATTCAAGTGTTACGCCTACGCTTGTAGATTTGGATTTAAAATAAACATCTACACTACTAATCATAGACATATTTGCACCTAAAGCTTGTGCGGGTCTAACTATGAAAGTTTGTGCAAGAGGATCTCCTCCTTCTTGCCATCGTCTAGTAAACGATCTAGTTGTAACATTTCTTTCTATATCGAAAGTAGGTGTACGAGTAGTTTGAGTTAGATCAGATTTATTTACTTCAAAGTTATACGCCCTATAGATTGCTTTAGTGTATGAAGTCTTACCACTATCGATGCTTGAATACTGATCAACGTCAACTATTTCGATTGATCGTTCACCGACAAAGAATGTAGCTTCAGGTATCACAAATAATGCCGCAAGAGTTCCTTCTGCGTCTGTACGAACAGCTCCTCCAAGAATACCTAAACCTCCACCTTGTACGTCCACTTCACTAACATTGTACTCTAATTTAGACCCAATGACAGTAGGATTAACTTCACCAGGATAAACGTGATCATTAATTGCAGTGCCATCTAAGAAGAAGTAATGTCTTGTGTTTGGTCTCAGACCAGTTACGAGTATTTTAACTTCTCTTGATTGAATATAAGGAGACATAGTAACATCCGTCACAAAGTTTCCTACGGCGCTAGTAGTAGTTTGGCTATCACCCGCAACTAAGCTGGTAGAAGTTGTCGTAGTTGTCGTAGTCTGAGCGAATGAATTTCCATTCTGCACAATAGCACCAGTAATAGAATTTACTTGCTCTCTAGTTAAAGGAAGAACTTCTTGAAGATTGTCAACTAAATCTAAAAGAGGAGTTGCAATATCGATCTCTAAATTGATAGCTGGATTCTGAATAACATCATAACCAGCATCAAACGGAGGATCGATTGCCGCTTTGCCTCTGAAGTTATAGAAGTTAGATACACAGTTTCTAAAGTTTGTCGCAAAAGGCTGATTAATTACAGTAATACGACTTCCCTCATCGCCCAATGTAACTACGTCTTGGTATACATTTGCTCCCTGTGAAGCATTTACCTTAAGATCAATTGGGAACTGTGTGACTGCAGGAGTTGCAACAGTTCTAGACTTATCGACAGCGGCGCCAAATTCAGGATCTGCTACATCGCCTACAGCAAGACTCTTAAAGCTGTCTACAAGAATACCATTCTTAAATCTATTAAGTCCGTCTCCATCTGGAATAAACAGACTATTCGTTTCGGCTTCTAATAAGCTGAGTGTAACTAAATCAGTAAGTCTGTCGATCTTCTGCTCTATGCCACCAATATCTTTCATCGTGTAGTTTTTGTTAGTTACATCTACAACACGGATTGGATTGTTACCTGTAATCTTAGTGACATTACCAGGAACATAGATATTACTTAATGCGTATAGTCCAGGTATGTCCGGAATACTTGGATTCTCAGATTCGCCACCTTTGTATATAATTGTATCTCCGAACTCATCTAGCACAACACTGTCAATACGTGACATGTAGTAAGACTGATTCGATATAATCAGAGACTCGTAAGAAGGAGAAACTCCAGCTGTTATGGAATACGTCAACGAATTGACAGTCGAAGCGCCAGCGGCACTGAGCGCATAAGAAGCTGAAGGCTGTTTATAAGGTCTGAAGTCAAAAGAGTTTACTAGATTATATACTTTTCCATCTTTACTTTCAAAATTCTTGACTAAATTTTTATTAGTAAGTGAACTGTAACTATTCGCAGTTAAGTATCCACTACCTTGAGTTGATTGTCTACGTAAAACTTTTACTTTTACTTTGAGTGTGTTGTTAGCTAACGTTTCACCTGCTTTAAGTGTGATGAACGAGTGGTCGTATAGATGCTCTTTCTGATTGTTAACTAATTTAAATTTGCTAGTAACGTCTACAGAAGGTGTACGTCCGTCCATAACTTCAAGAAGCTGTATGGCATTAGGTAGACCAAGTGACGCCATATTAGGAACGCCAAAGGCTCCCGTTCCATCTAAGTCGTAAGATGTGTTGACGTAGACATCGAGTTCTTGAAATACGTCTGCTTGTGTTGATGATACTAGTGCATCGAAATATACAAACTCTACATTTGCACCTCCGATCTTAGTAAATGAGATCGTTAAGTCACCTGTACCCTCATTCGCATTTGCAAAAGAGCGAGAACATGCTACTATCTTATTATTCGAATCAACTGCATATATAGACGAATTGGAAAGAGGTCTGAAGTCTGAAGTGTTTCCGACAATAATACTAGTGCCAGTGCCTGTTACAGCTAGTCTTACTCTTTTCGTAAAGGTAACATTTGATATGGAATTAATGCTTCCTTTTCCAGCATCAAATATTTTTGGTCCACCACTAGTTTCATGTAATTTTCCACTGCTTTGCAGATCAACGAATGCGGATCCAGTTCCTAGTCTTGTAGGAGAGGCATTCTTCTGCGAAGCTTCTTTCTTTATATTATAAACGAATATTTTACCTAAAGTGCCAGTAGTTGCTGGAACTATGTTAGAAATAGAGCATGACCCTATAAGAGTTGAGCCATTATAGAGTGGGTATACCGTACCATCTATAGCAAAATCATTAAGTACTTGACCTACCGTTGAAGTGTAATGAAAGTATTGTCCGTATCGTGAGGTAGTGTACTGCACATTTTTAGTTTGTGTGGCAGTAACAGGATCGATTAATAGTTTTCTAGCGGATACGTTAGTAGTCTCACGTCCAAATACATAAGCTTTACCTGGAGACACGACTGCATAAGAATTGCTTCCCTCTTGATCAAGCGTCACTTTAAGTCCATGTGTTACATAGTTACCAGACTCATCGTAAGTTCTACGTGCAAGTTCATCTCCCAATACGTTGAATTCGGTTCTATCACGAATTCGTACTGCTTCACCTCCAACATATCTAACTAGAGCAAAGAACTCTTCCGGCTCTGTAGCAGTTGGATAAGTTACAAGTTGAGGCACTAACTGAAGTCTGTCTGCGCCTGGTGCGTTTTCATTATTAAAGCCAGCGGCATTGTCTAACAGAGTAGTATCTTGATTAGAGTTGATTAAATTTTCAGCGACAGTAAAGCCAACTGAAGATGCTCCAGGAATATTAGAGTACTTTGATACGATGATGAATTGATTATCAACAAAGATAAAGTGTCCTTTCTGATAGACAACACCCTCTTCACATGAAACCCCAAACGATCTACCAGCGTGGGCTGACACGGTAGCTACAGTCACAACTAATTGCTGTGCTCCTGAGGAATCTTTAATGATTAAAGGCTCACCTTGCGAAAATTGCTTGACATCAGAAGAGCTGGAGTTTGGCACTGCCACATCATCAAAGCCAATATAGTTGATATAAAAAGTTTTGAGATCGGGATCTTGAGTTTGAAAGCCATTCTCGCCTAGAATAATTTCAGCTACAAGTCCAGTTGCAGTACCAGTTACGGTGTATATTTCTGAATCGGTTTGGTTATATAGTGCTGGATTTTCAAACCCAGCAACATCATTAAGCTTCACATAAAAAATATCTGGACGTGAAGTGATGTTGATACCACTAATAACTGTACCTTCTTTATATACGTTTGATCCAAAGCGTTCAACCTGCTTCTGAAGAATAGTTTGTAGTTGTGTCAATTCACGTGCTTGTACGGCCTTTGCTGGCTTAAACAGAATACGGTTAAACTGTTTAGCTTCACTAAAATCGTCATAGTACGGATCAACATTTAAGTCTGTATTAATGCCCATGTGTTACTCTTTTCCTAGAAGTCGAAAATAAATTTAATTTTTTCTTTACGTGCGGCTTGTCTCTGAATGGGATCGAAGTCTACAAAATGTAAGACTTTTCCGCTATATGGAGAATAGTTACCGTACGTAACGTCTGTACTAGCATTATTTATATTAAGCGTAGTACTACTTGTATCACTCAAACTGCCTTTTACTTTAATGCTACCAGTTTGAAATTTGTTCTTAAAGTTTCCTGTGTAGTCCACAAGATAGATTTTTGTTTTGGTGGTGGTTGTAGAATAAACACTCTCATGAATTCTCGCTACTATTGTTTCGCTATTAGATGAATCTAATGCAACTGTTTGCGTGACATACTTTCCAGCAACGGCACCTGATCTCTGATCGCCTGCAAGGGTAATAACTGCTCTGTTATCAAATCCTGTGGGTAATGTGTTGTCAATGAAAGAAGGATTTTTGACAAGTCCTACTTTTGTATATGTGTTAGCATTTGGAATTGCTATATCATCACCCGAGAAGTTTGTTATTACAGACAATCTACTCATCGATAGTTCAGATATCATATCTGATCCGTGACCACCAGGAGGAGAAATTACGCATCTAAGAGTTGCGGCTGTATCAGGAGTGTATAGATTCGAAAGACCGCTAGGCAAAGCCAGAGTAGCAGTAGCGTACTTATATTCATCGCCTCTACTCTTGAAAGATATTCTCTTTAGTGTACCGAACTGATCTATAATGCCATATGCAATACTAGGAGTGCCAGTAGAAGTGCTTTGTGTTACATCGATTTTGGGCACAAGTTGAAAAGTGAAAGCATCGAAAGCATCGAAAGAACTTATAGTTGAGTTAATTAAAACTTTAATTGTTTTATTGTCTGCTGTCGTACTACTCAAAACATCATATACGGTAACTCCATTAAATGTGTTTACACTGTCCCCTTTGCTGGTTTGCACTAGATACATATTTGTATATGAATCAGTTCCACTGTCGAGTGTAAGTCCAGATTTAGGAATAATTTCTAAAGTTAATTCTTTAACATTAGAAGTTGATGTTCCAGCAAAGCCTTTGAGTTTAACAGTGCTTGTGTCATTAGCTATTTCTGGATCACCAAATCTGTAACCAGAAAATAAGTTAGTAACAGTATCCTCGATAATAATCTGCGAAATGCTTTCTTTAGCAGCCGCAATTACTTTAGGGTCTCCATATGAAGGATAAGGCAATGGTAAACTATCATCAGTGCCAAAAACTCTATCGTCTGCTCTTCGTACAGTAAAAAGATATTTCCAGACATATCCATCCGCTGAATATATTTGCTCGTAAGAAGTAGCATCTATGCCATTAAAAGTAGGAGATGATGTTGAAGGAGAACCATTATTATTTTCAATGCATTTGAACACTTCATAATCAAGTTCAGCATTCGATACAGTTACGATACTATTTAAAGTTGAAGTATCTTGAGTGTCATCAAAGTCATCGTATACTGTACCAGTAGTCCAAGCATTTTTATAAAACATATATCGAATGTTTTCATCTGTAACTTTGTTGCCAAAGATAACTCTTCTCTTAAAATCTCTTTGTTCTGATATAGTGTTTTTAATTGAACTTGCCTTATCGATACTCGATCCCATGATATAATAAGACGATACTGGAATATTCTCGTTAAGCTGTACTTCTACAATATCTTGTATTTGACCTTTCTGTGAGGTGCTTAAGGTTACGCCATTGTTATTAGCAACGTAAGAATCCAGACCCGCCAGAAAGTTTGTCGCAATCGTTTCGTTCTGACTCGTAAAGCTAGAGAATATTTCTTTTGCAGTCTCTACTCTAAAATTTTCTGTGATAATCTTTGCCATTATGTTACCTTAAGTTCCTATCGATGTCTCGATACTATCTGTTAATGATGTATCGAGTTGAATTATTTGTGCTACAAGTTCGTCAGAACCAGTATATCCTGGTCGTACTGTAGTGACTGGAGGGTTATTGGTATCAGCATTAAACTCAGTCTTCATGTTCACAGATCCAGATCCTTCTGTCATTAAGTTCTCGTTACTTAGATTCCAAACTTGAAACTCTACATCAAGCGTACTGTTTAAATCATTAACACTATTTATGAGAGGGGAACTGAAGACTTTTGTGCCCGCAACTCCAACAGTATCTTTAATTAGTGTGTTGTATAAATCAGGATCAATGATAGTTGATATGTCGTAAGAGTATTCCTGATAATAGTCATTGTCATGTAAGTATTTAGAGTCATCGCTAAGAAAAGAAGTGCTTGATTTCCATTTACCTTCTGTCTTACCAATACCTAAAGTCCTTACTGTTGCCTTTGCTACTTCACTACCAGCTGAGTTTGTAATAGATACATCTTCTCCATCACTATATCTATAGCCCGTATTGTCTATATTAATACTATCGATCTGTCCTTTTTCATAGCTTGCTTGACCAGATATGTTAGCATTTTTGCCCATTGGTAAAGAGTTGATATCTGGTCTAATTCCAGAGAGTGCATAAGCCTTACCCTTGATTGTTATAGTATACGCTTCATCGAAATCATAGAACGATAGTTGTCGGAAGTAAAAGTCGTTACCTTCTCTCTTTAGAAATCTTCCCTTTGCAGTATAGTAAACAATCTGATCATTTGTATTAGGAACAAAATCAGCATTTGGATTTTTTCCGAATTCTGGATCTTCTATCTGAACAACTTGAGTTACTATATCTCCAGCTTCTAAGATAAAGTCTGGATTTGTGAATGTGATAATAGCGTCTCGCTTATCAAATCTTGATACGTCAATATATTCGATCTCATTGAACACATCGTTAACGTAATTGAAACCAGTGTTTGTAGGATTAATCGCAGATATAGATCCAATAACAATTGCCTTTGATTTGAATGCATCTTCTAGTTTAGTGTTAAGAGTCTCTCCGTTAAAGTTCTGATACTCTTTATCACCACTCATGCCATAGTTAGTTGCGACAACATCAGTCACAGTACCATTACCTGTAGCAGTAGTACTATTTTTAATAAACCTTGTGCCTATATTAGCATTATCAGCACCAATAGCTGTAAAGTTTGTAGCAGTACCACCAACAGTTTCAATTTCGTAGATACCGCTTTCTACCATAGCACTAGCATTAATGATAACAGCAAGAGGCTTACTTGTAAAGTCTCCTATGAAATCTGTGATTACGTTCACGGGCTCTATGTCAGATATACTCGATATGTCAAATGTTCCGCTATCATTATACGCAGAGATAGTTGTAACTGGCACAGAATTATTATCTTCGACTTTGACGTTTACTGTCTCATCTGCGGCAAGTAAGTTGAACTTATATCCAAAACCACCAGCATAGATAGCAGGTAACAATCGATCTTCAATCCAGTTAGTCTGTGCAGAAGTCAAACTCTGACTCGTTCTATATTTTTCAAATAGATCAAGGTCAGCACTCGTAATGTAACTGTCAGATATAAAATCGTATCCGCTATTGCTTATGTCACCTAGTCTATAGTTAGTAGATAAATCTTCTGTCTCACGATTAAATATCGAAATCATCTTAGAGTTTACTGTCGAGCTACCACCAACAGCAAGACTCAATTGATCTTTTACGAACTGAAGAAACTGAGCCTTTGTTCTATCTTCTGTCTTGAAGTATAAGAGAGGATGATTGTATGCTACAACTCTTCCTCCTCCACTAATCACAGTATTCTTTGATCCAGATGCGGCTTCCGCCAAAATGTAATTGCCTACTTTAAT